ATTGTCTACGAAGCTTGCTGAAATTAATGTTCCGACGTTGGTAATCAATCAGCCATGGTGCGGCGAAGGCTTTAACAACTTGCTACAAAGTATTCATCAACCTATGCTTGTTTTGTTCGACGAGTTCGAAAAAGTATACGACAGAGATAGGCAGGATAAAATCTTAACATTGTTAGACGGTGTATTTAATACACGGAAGATGTTTGTGTTTACTTGTAATGACCGCTGGGGCATTAATACTTATATGCGTAATCGTCCAGGGCGTATTTTCTACTCCTTAGACTTTGATGGCTTGTCCCTGGACTTTATTAGAGAATTCTGCCAGGACACATTAAACGATCAGAGCAAGGTTGATTCTGTTTGTCAGATTGCAGGACTTGCGAAGAAGTTTAACTTCGACATGCTTAAGTCTTTGGTAGAGGAAATGAATCGCTATAACGAATCTGCGAAAGAATCGCTAAGAATGCTAAACATCGAAGTTACCGATGGCTTTTATAAGTACTCCGTTAAAATCACTCAAAATGGTAAAGCACTCGATCCTAAGTTATTTGCGCCCAATGTTTGGGAAGGTAATCCGCTTGACCCTGACGGCTTTAGTGTTGCGGTATCTTCAAACCCTGATATGCTCCAGGGCCTAAGATCTCGGATTGAATATAACGATGATCCCGAAGAAGTTGCCGATTTAGCTGAGGATTTTGATTACGATGACATTGATGACTGTGTGGCTCCAACACCGGTAACGACATTCAGAGCTAATCATACAAATATCAAAGGCATGGATTCTGCGGCTGGCAAATACACGTTCGCTGACGAAGAAAATAGTCTAGAAGTAGTGCTATCAAGAGTTATTGATGTCCGCACTTCTTACCTAGACATGCTTTAAGCAGAACGGTTGCGTAAACGCAGAATATGAGCTTCTCTGCGTTTACGCGCACCTTCTACTCCATACACTTCTTCCCAACTACGTCCTTTCTTAGCCTCTGACATCTTCTTCTTTGTTTCCTCTGTGAATGGGTGGTCTATTACTTTCTTCCTCATAGCGGCTGTCATGGTTGCTATTTGTTCAGGCGTTCTCTTTTTGCCTGTAGTCTTAGCTATACGTTTGGCTATAGTCTCTTCGGATTGTGGACCTCTTGCTTTGTTTTGTTCGCCTATGCGTTTGCGGTCTTCTTCGCTCCACATCTCAATCCCTTTGTTCCACGGTGTTTTGCCCTTCTTACTTTTAGACATTTTTTGTTTTGATTCCTCATGGTGTGTTCTACCACCTAATCCTCCTGTGAGAAGGTTATATGAGTTAGGATCGTTTACTAGGGATTCGTTTACCAGTTCTTGTTCTTTAGCAAAAGCATCATCTTCGTTATCAAACGTAGCCAATATCTCTTTTTTGAAGTTTTCTTTGCCGTATTGAGCTATAGCGTTCTTTATAATGGTGCCAGAACCTAGATAATTATCGTTAGGATTGGTTGTTTTGTGCTTACCTATATAATACCTGTCATTTAACAGGTTTGTGGTCTTATAAACTGTATAAATATACATGCTGATACTCCTTTTCAGTATTAGAGTAGTTGGGATGCCCGTCCGCGAACTACACTATTATTTATCATTTGACAACAGATTGAGTTGTGTTATAATATACACTATATAACAACTAATTGGACACATCACATATGGCACGTAATTTTATACTCGTAGATACTATGAATTTGTTTTTTAGGGCCCGTCACGTGGCTCGCGGCTCAGATATGGATATGAAAATTGGCATGGCTATGCATATCATGTTCAACTCAGTTAAAAAAGCATATCGGGACTTTAACGGGGATCATGTTGTGTTCTGCTTAGAAGGTAGGTCGTGGCGTAAGGATTTTTACACTCCCTATAAAGCTAACCGTCAGGTTTCTCGAGACCAGCGTACTCCCAAAGAAGTAGAAGACGACGAACTCTACTTCGAAGGGTACAACAGCCTAGTCGATTATTTAAACGAAAAGACTAACTGCTCCGTTATTCAACAGAGTAACGCAGAAGCAGATGACCTTATCGCCACTTGGATACAAGAACACCCAAATGACAATCATACTATTGTCAGTTCCGACAGCGACTTCTATCAATTACTAGCTGAAAACGTTAGACAGTATAACGGTGTAGATGACAAGATTATTAGTACCGAGGGTATCTTTAACGGTAAAACAGGCGAGCGTCTTTTAAACAAGAAAACAGATGAGCCGCTTGAGGTTCCGGATCCAGAATGGTTACTGTTCGAAAAGTGTGTAAGGGGTGATACTGCTGACAACGTTTTTAGCGCATACCCAGGGGCACGTAAGAAAGGTACAAAGAATAAGACGGGTATGCTAGAGGCATTTGCTGATCGCAAGACTGGCGGCTTTAACTATAACAATTTTATGTTACAGCGTTGGGTAGATCACGAAGGTAACGAGCGCAGAGTAAAAGACGATTACGAGCGCAACCGTACACTTATTGACTTAACACAACAGCCGGAAGAAATAAAAGCTGAAAGTAAGCATATTGTACATGAAGCAGTTAACAAGCCAAAGGTCTCGCAGGTTGGTACTTACTTTATGAAATTTTGCGCTAAGTGGAATTTAATGCGCATGAGTGAAACACCAAACGACTATGCGGAGTTTTTAAATGCACCCTGTAACAAAAGCTGAAAAGATTTTAGCAGGCAAATGGATTAAGGCCCCAAAGTGGATTTTTGAGAGTCCGGATTCAGGGAAGACAGTATATCGTCGATTGTTTCGATCGTCGGCGGACATCGAACGGCTTCCGCGGCCTCACGTTTTTAAGCAATTATATCGCGCAGGTGGTAACGTAGTAGACGACATAGAAACACTAGACGCACAATATTTTGACGAGGTATTTAAAGATGGTTAATATAAAAACAAAATTACAACAGATAAGTGATGTCGCTTGGCTAGTACATCGAGGGACAGAACGTATTGGCATTCTAAATAAAGATGTACAAGATCACTACACGTTTATTAGTGGCCAAACTATGGAAATCTTTAATAACGACGACGAAGTAATACAGCACTTTGGCAACATTAATTTGTTCGAAGAAAAAATCGAACAGCCTACAAGTAAACAAGACGGGTTCTATATAAAAGGTCATTTAGTCGACTATCCTAATCCGATTCCTGTTGACATTACTGACCCTGAATACAGGGAAGATATTCCGTTGTATACTAAAACAGAAGGCAGTGATGTTTACTATGCCGCTGGCTGGTATTGTATACACTTCGGCAAGGGTTGGAAACATGGACACGGGCCTAAACTGAATACACTGTTACAATATGGGTACGAAGGACCGTTTAAGACACGACTAGAATGTAAGCAACGACTAAAAGCATTAAACAAGGAAAAGAGGAATGGCAACAAATAAAGTTTTTCCAGTATTATACATTTTAATGCGTACTGATTTAGAATCGTTAAATCCCGGGAAAATGGCCGCACAAGCGAGCCATGCGTCTAACGCCTTCGTACATGCGTGGGATGAAAGAGACCACGATAGCGACGTTGATGACCTCGGTGTAAAGTGGATGACATCTACTAAGCAAGGTTTTGGTACTGTACTTGTACTAGGTGTTAACGAAAAGCAGATGCGTATTGCTGTAGAAGTTGCTCAGCAGTTAGAATACCCTGCTGAAGTAATACACGATCCTACCTATCCAATTAGAGATGGTGAAGTGTGCCACTTCCTGCCAATAGATACTTGCGCGTATGTTTTTGGAGATAAAGACGACCCGATATTAAAATCAATTTTAGGCAACTTTAATTTACACCCATAGTATGTATAACTCAGTAATTGAACTTTTACCTAAAGCAAAAATTGTTTTTCGAAACGACGAAGGTTTTAACCAGAAAATTTATGAAATATCTAATATATATAATGATATTCCAACAACGTTTAAGGAGAAGTTTTGCTTACTCCCGAGATGTTATCTAGGGCTTGAGGCAATACAAGCCGGGCATCGGTTGGGGACACATATTGACTATAAGCCTAGGATTTCAAACTTATTAATTAATATAAACAATGATCCCGTTACAATTGTACATAGTAATAAAGGAACATTAGAGGAGCATACAATCGAACCGCTAGAATACTTTTTAGTAGATGTTTACAAAGAACACGGATGCAATGAAATATACAAAAACGATATAACGTTTCTAACTATTAACTATCATCTGCCTTACAACGTAGTTACAAGAAGATTAAATTATGACTGAACTTGATAAACTAAAATCTTACATAAAGAACCTAAAAGCTAAGGGTGCTAAAGAGACTACAATAAACGTAGATTATTTAGACAAAATTTTAAACGAACTAAGCGAGCCAGGATCTGCGCCTAAACCTCGTGTTGAGACTAAAATAGACGCGGACGGTGGAGGATTTTCAGGGGAATGAATTATTTAGATATATTTGCGCAATGTGTTATTGTGCTGGCTGGAATATTTTCTGTATACTTGATGTCAAGTAGCGAAGCAGAAAAAAGAATGTACGGTAGCTTTACCGGACTGCTAGGCGAGCCGTTTTGGTTTATGACGGCTGTAATAAATTTCCAGCCTGGCGTAATAGTTTTAGTATTGGTATTTGGTGTTAATTGGATACGAGCATTCTTAGTTAGTAAACGACTCGTTGCAAATGAAGGCAAATCGTTTAGTTTCTTTGTATATGCTAAGATATTAAAAGAGACTGCAATAGCCATGAAAAGAGACATATATTCAGCCTTAAAAATTAATAAGAGAACAAAATGACTAAAGAATTAAAAGCGGCAATGAACACAATACAAGCCGGAGAGTTAACATTAGTGTTTGTGTTAAAGTTCGGCAAAAGACGTACAGAAATAGACAGCAACGGAACACCAATCTTGCTAGCAAACTGGTTCGGTAAGGATTATTTGTTAGATGCAAACTTGGTAGACGACGATGACCCAACACCGAGCGAAGCCGCGTTAACCACATTCGAAGAAGAATACCTAAAACATTTAGAAGAAACAAAGGCGCAGTACAAATGAACCGTTATAAACCATGTGGCGCCGATACTTGTTGTTTTACAGATAGTAAAGCATTAGTTGAAAGATTAAAGCAATGCGAACAAAATTTAAGAATACTTGCCGAAACAGAAGGCTTTTCTGAATACTGCGAACAAGAGTTCGGCACTGATTGCGGTCTTTCTATATACAGACTAACATTAAAATCACTAAAGGAGGTTAAGAATGGACGTTAAAGTTATTAAAATCGAAGAGCACGACGATGACAGAAATACTGTAGTTCTAGAACTAGATGATGGTTCCTACGAACAGTTAATGACTGAATACACAATCGACGACTTACGTTTGGCTATTGACACGTACTACGGAGAAACAGGAGAAAGTTGATGAAAGTAGAAATTTATAGTAAAGACAATTGCGGCTGGTGTAGCATGGCTATCAAACTAGCAGAACGCGAACAGTACGACACTACAGTAAAAAAACTAAACGAAGACTTTACTAGGGATGAATTACTTGCTCAGTTCCCTGATGCTAAATCCTTCCCTATTGTAGTTGTAGATGGTAAAACGGTAGGTGGCTTTAAAGAATTTGACACATTCATTAAGGAAAACAAAGAGGCATAGCATGAAACGATTATATATACCTAACATCGAAAGAGCACAGTGTAAATTAGCTGGCATTGAAGTTGATGATAATTACTACGATAATTTTATGGCTCAACCTACAATAGAAAAGTGGGCAGTGGGTGGTTTGGCTTCATTGGTCTATACTTCAGTTAGTGTTCAAATGAGTATTTTAGGCCCAGGGGAGGAAGTAGAATATGCGTTTAGTTCTCCGTTAGGTCTAGTTCTATGTGTACAATACGCAATCTCTTGTGTACTAGCATTAGTTCCACTGTTTATCGCAGTATTTCAGTTAAAGACTACTAATTCTTCGGCATAATAGATGTTAATATTAACTGGTGTGTTAATTGGGAATTTTTGATAAATATATGTATAAGGAGATACATATATGTCACGACCCAAGCCACAAGTGTTGTTAGAAGCATTAAACAAGCATACATACAAAGCAGAGCAGGTATTAAATGCTGATGCTATATATAGTGTGTTTTATCAAAACAGTCCAATTAACTTGCGTATCTTAAATACCTTAGTTAGTTACCCAGGGCCTAAGTACAAAAAGGTTTCTTTTAGTAACCCCGGTCATGCGTTTAACTTAGCAGAACGACTTAATAAAGTATTCAGCACCGAAGACTTTTCTGTGGTGCGGCTTACTAAAGGCACAAAGGTAACAGAGGATGACATCGCAAATTTCAAAGAGTAATCTACAATATTTCATTGTAAATTATATTGATAAAAATTTGCGGAAGCCTTTGAACAACTTTTCCAATCTACCAATTGACCAACAGTGTCGTAAGATTTTTAAAAACTTTCGGCTAAAAGACAATAAGCCCACAGGCTTAAATCTTACCACTTTTGGTCACACCCTCCTACAGAGATACTTCGAAACCTACAAATACGAAATAGATATTGTTCCTGTTGGCAAGACACGGGTTAACCTAGACCGCGCAATGACTTGGCCTTACTACATCGGCAAGGCTACTATAGTGTTTTACCATCCAGACGATGCGGCTTGGTTTAAACTGGGCGGCAATAACCTGGAATATTTCGCAGAATCTAGTAATTTAGACCCCTAACACGTAAGTTATTGTTTTTGTTAGGTTTTTTATTGTTGACAATTTCGCATATGGTGCTATTATATATACATTGCTTAGTTACATATACCAGGCAAAACTAAACGCTACACCATTTAGGTAGGCTAAATTTTAACTTTCAGGAGTAACACTTATGGAATCACTTAACGTCCGACCAACAGAGGTACGCCCTATTGTACTTCGTGCGATGAAAGCAAATCGCCCAATATTTATCTGGGGTCCTCCCGGTATTGGCAAATCCGAATTAATTGAAGGCATTGTTGCTAGTGGTGCGCTAGGTAAAGCGGCTATGATCGACATGCGTTTGGCACTTATGGAACCAACTGACCTGCGTGGTTATCCGTTCCGCAATCCCGATTCCAACACAATGGAATGGGCTCCCCCAGCAGATCTTCCTACTAAGGAAATGGCTGATGAATACGATACAATCGTATTGTTTATGGACGAACTCAACTCTGCTCCACCTTCCGTACAGGCTGCGGCCTATCAGTTAGTATTGAACAAGAAAATTGGTCAGTACATTATGCCCGACAACGTAGTAATTGTTGCCGCAGGTAACCGCGAGACTGACCGAGGTGTTACTTACCGTATGCCAGCCCCGCTTGCTAACAGGTTCCGCCACATTAACATGGAAGTGAACTACGAAGATTGGCAACAGTGGGCTATGACACACGACGTCCATCCAGACGTTATTGGTTACTTGGCTTACTCCAAGTCCGACCTGTTCCAGTTTGATCCTAAAACTTCTTCCCAGGCGTTTGCTACTCCTCGCTCTTGGAACTACATTAGCGAAATCTTGAACGTTGATGACTTTGATGATGCAAGTCCTCGAGAGCAGATGGCTGAACTGGCTGGTGCTATTGGCCAGGGCATGGCAATTAAATTTGCTGAACACCGCAAGGTTGCTAACTTCCTGCCAACTCCTGGAGATGTTATTTCCGGTAAAATCGACAAACTTAACGACAAAGTCGCTAAGGAAATGTCAGCTAAGTATAGCTTAGTGGTAAGTATTGCTTACGAGCTGAATGATACTTACAAAGAAAGCGGTATGGATAAGGCGTTCGGCGTTATGATTAATAACGTAGTACGGTTTGCTTTCAAGAACTTCGAACCTGAAATGGTAGTGTTCTTGTTCAAAACTATTATGAAGGATTACAAGATCCTGATTAACTTCCGTACTGTACTCGACAAGGACCTGTTGCAGACCTTTAGCGACAGATACTTAAAGTACATCGTGTAATAGGTAACACGTTTAAAACCTTGTGCGCCTACCTATGTTACTCCCTACCTAAGCATAAGGTTTTGAAAGCCCCGGAAACGGGGCTTTTTTTTATCTCTGGGAGCGTAAGTTAGTGTTTTTATTAGAATTTTTCGTAGTGTTTATACATTGACAGAACCGTATAAAGTGCTATAATATTGTTAACAAATTAATTAATCAATTCGTGTAGGAGCAACAAATGTCAGTAGCATTCGCACAAAAAGACACTGTAAATAAAGACATAGCCAAAGGGCTCAATCTTCCAGTGTCCACAAAATCAGATGCACAAATAGAAGATATCCTTATTAAGGCCAGAATTGAGATGCTTATGAAAGCACCTTTCTTTGGTACCCTTGCTACTCGTTTACAGTTACGCGATGCGACTAAATGGTGTCCCACTGCCGCTACTGACGGAAAATACTTTTACTATAACCGAGACTTTGTTGACGCATTAAACGAAGACGAAGTAATTTGGCTTATGGGACACGAAATTATGCACTGTGTTTATGATCACATGGACCCAGGTCGTAAGGGCAACCGCATTCACCAACTTTGGAACGTAGCTAACGATTTCCTTATTAACTGGGAGTTGGAAGAAGCACGTCTCGGTCGTAGAATACGAAAAGAAATTATTGAGGTTTGCTTTGATTCTAAATATGCAGACATGACCTCTGAAGAAGTGTACCAGTTACTGTACGACGAAATGGACAAGAACGGTCAGATTAAACATGTTAGTTTTGACATGCACATGGAGCGTGGCGAAGGCGACGACGAAGGTTCCGGTAACGGTGACGACGAAGGTGATGGCGAAGGCCCAGTGCCAATGACTGCCGAAGAAAAG